TTCAATAGAACGAAGAGGAGCTCCAAGTACGTGACGTACTTTGGTGTAAAGTTCACTTCTTTGAGGTTCGGGAATGACTGCCATGTTGATATTTTATATATAAATATCAAAATGGATTTAATTATTTTTTTTCTTTTGTTTTTTGACTATATAATTCATTAACAAATTGCCAATTTACCACCTCCCAAAAGTTTTGAATATATTCATCTCTCTTGTTTTGATACTTTAAATAGTAAGCGTGTTCCCATAAATCAAGTCCAAGAATAGGAAATCCTCCTTGGTCAATAATATTCATAAGAGGATTGTCTTGGTTTGGTGTTGTCATAATTTTTAAACTTCCGTTTTCTTTTGCCACAAGCCAAACCCATCCTGAACCAAATCTTGATTTTGCGGCTTGCTCAAACTTTGTTCTAAAATTTCTATAAGTTCCAAATTGAGATTTAATTTTATCAAGTATTGGTCCTGATGGAACTTGTGGTTTTGGGGAGAGCATCTTCCAAAAAAGAGCGTGATTAAACGCCCCACCGGCATTATTTCTTATGGTAGTGTTATACTTGGAAATTTGTTTAACAATTTCCTCAAGTTCAACATCCCCATAATCTTTTTTTCTAAGAGCGGAATTTAATTTTTTTACGTAAGTTTTGTAATGTCTTTTGTAATGAATCTTCATTGTCTCGGGGTCAATGAATCTTCTAATTGCTGAATACGAATAAGGTAATCTATCTATACCAATAGTCTTCGCTTCATTTATGAAGAACTTCAGTTCGTTGGGTTCATCCCCATTAATCTGATTTATTAAACTCTCTGAAATTAGCTCAAGACGTTTCATCAATAATAAATACTTACCTATTACTGATTTCTTTTAAGATTTGTTCAACAATGTCGGACTCAGTTTCAGTAATATCACCCATAACCGTTCCGATGATTTGTTTCTTTCTTGACAGGATGTCATAGATTGCCCCTTCGATTGTGTTTTCAAATATCGGGTAGTAAACAAGAACGTTGTTTTTTTGTCCGTATCTGTAAGACCTATCTTCAGCTTGAGCGTGGTCTGAAGGTAAAAATGAAAGGTCATTCATAATTACAGCCTCAGCAGCAGTTAATGTAATACCAACACCCGCGGCTTTAATGTTTCCACAGAAAACTTTAACTTTGTCGTTCTCTTGAAAATCATCCACTGCTTTTTGTCTTGCAGGTTTTGATGTTGACCCGTCCAAATAAACAGATTGTTTTTTAAAATGTTCGTGGATTTTTTGAAGTGGTTCAGTAAAGTTGGAAAATATGATTACTTTTTTTCCTTGTTCGATAATATTTTCGGCGACTTCGATTGTTGTTGCAATTTTTTCTTCGGCAATAACTTGACGAACTTTTGTAAGTTTTGAAAACTGAATTGTTAAAGATTTTGACTCTTCTTTTTTATTTACATACCAATCATAATATTCACCCATAAGTTCTTCGTATAATCTTGAACTTAGTCTTTGGTAGATTGGGGTAATGATTTTATCAGGTAAATCTAATACTTCAGTTTTTAATCTTCGAATTACGTGTCTTGAGGTTCTGTCTCTGAGTTCCTCAAGATTTGTTGCCCCATTAACATTCCAAACTTTTCTCCTCCCAACCGAAAACTGATATCCTCCACAATATCTAATAGCATAAGCCATCCAATTCGCGGCCACAGGACTTTCAATAAGATTTAAAAGGTTGTAATAATTCATCGGTCGAGATGTCATAGGAGTTCCCGTTAACAACCAAAGTCTTTCAGAATTACTAACTAAATCATTTATAATTTTTGTTCTTTGAGCTTGTGGATTTGAAATATAATGAGCCTCGTCAATAACAACCAAATCAAAATTTTCTTTAAGTAAAACAGAATCTTTTGATTTTGGTTCGTGGAAGTTTTTCATTATATCATAATTTATAATATAATATTTGTGACCCTCCTCCCATTTTTTTCCTTCAACAATATAAACTGACTCATTGGTATAAAGAGCAATTTCTCTTTTCCAATTTATCTTTAAAGTTGCAGGACAAATAATTAAAATCTTTTTTGACCCACTTTCAATTGAAGAGATTACGGTCGAAGTTGTTTTCCCAAGACCCATATCATCTGCAACAATGTACTTATCATTTTCCAAAAGTTTAATAATACATTCTTTTTGATGATTTAGAGGAGGGTGATGAGAATATTTTTCCCATTCCACTTCAGCGGTTCTTGTCTTAGCTTTATGAATTGCCGTTTTAGGAATCCAAAAATCATGTAGAGTATCCCCACTAAAAATTTTTCCCCAAATATGGTATGATTTGTCTTTTTCTACAAGAAGTTTTTCAACATAAATTTTATCAGGTTCTTTAATAAATGGGTTATCATCAACAAGTTTTTTAGCGAAATACGAATCAACCTCAACCCATTTTTTTGCAACCTTTGGTTCAGTTTGATTAAACCCTATTACATAATCACATTGAGCTCTTGTAGGGATAAATTTAGGATTTACGGCATGTTGTTGTTTTAACTTTAGGATATAGTTATTTGAACCCTGATAAGTCTCTAAAACTAATAGGGTCTTCTGTTCAATACTTTTAATATCGACTGAATCTTCCACTATATTAATTATAATTCAAAATTAGATATTTATCAATATGGCACAAAGGAATGTACCAATTACAAGGTTAAATAAATTTTTTGGGGCTGAAGATTTTGACTTAGATGTTGGAATGGGTAGAGAATGGCTCGAAGGGGACATGAACTTTACTCTTGTATTATATAGGGTTGATAAAACTAAAACAAATACTGATGACATCTACGGTGAAACTACGATGGACTCAATTAAATTTCATCCTCCTATAGAATTTAAAGCCTTCGTACAAGTATCTGCACCTGAAAACAAATACTTAGGTAATTCTAAACTTGAGCAAATGGAACCAGGTAATATAAGAATTTCAGTTTATCAATCACATTTGGATGAACTTGGAATTGAAATTGAGTTTGGTGATTATGTTGGTTATTATGAAAATGAAAAAAGAGTTAGGTATTACTCTGTCGCCAACGATGGTCGTGTTGTTTCTGATAACAAACACACATACGGTGGATATAAACCATTTTACAGAACTATTATAGGAGTTCCTGTAAATGCAAATGAATTTAGAGGATTATAATGGGAATAGGAAAAAAAATAAAAAAGAATATACGGCTAACACCCGAACTTTATGGTCCTGCTCGAAGACAAGAACTTCTTGATAAGATAAATGAACATGGTACTTTTTTACCAAAATCAATACTACACGAAGATTTAGATAGAGGATTTTTAGACTTTGTTAAAAATGATTTAAGAGTTGTTGTAGATGGAAAGGTAGTTCCTGTTGTTGACATTTTAATAACTACACAAAACTGGGCTCAGTTTACTCAAACTTGGAATATAAATGACTTGGACAAGAACGTTAGTGTTCCTGTAATTACAACAGTAAGAAATCCTGAAGTTAAATACGGAAGTCTACCGTCTTTACAATACACAATTCCAAATAGAAAACAATTTTTTTATGCGATGGTCCCAACATGGAGTAATGGTAGAAATGGATATGATGTTTACACAATTCCACAACCTGTACCTGTTGATATAAAATATTCAATAAAAATAATCTGTAATAGAATGCGCGAATTAAACGCATTCAATAAGTCAGTTGTAGAAAAATTTTCATCAAGACAAGCTTATACGGTAATTAAAGGTCATTACATTCCAATAATAATGGACGAATTACAAGATGAGTCTGTTACTGAAATTGAAAAAAGAAAATTTTATGTACAAAGTTATAATTTTACTATGATGGGATTTTTAATGGATGAAAATGAGTTTGAAGTTAAACCGGCAATTAGTAGAACTTTTGCTTTTATAGAAAACCAACAAAAAAGTACAAGGGTAAAAAAACGTAAGGACACTGATTTAGAGGACACTAATGAAAAATTTTATGTCAATTTTCCAATAGGGGTTACTGCCTACACCCAAACTTTTGAATATTCTGCGGATATACAAACAATCGGATTTGATAATGTTTCATCTTACAACATATTTGTAAACGGTTTGTTTTTCGGGACCAACATTTTTAGTAGTCCAAGTGGTAAATTACAAATTAATACTAATGATGTTTTAACTTTAGAAATTGTTAAAACCGACAATACTCTTGAGTCTATTTTTGAATTTACTTCAAAATTTGTTTAAAGTTCGCCGTACAAGTCTTTTTTCTCTTGGCAGTTTTCTATTATTAAATTTTCCAAAAATTTGTGTATTTTTAAACCTTTTTTTACACAGTACTTTTTTAGTATTGCGTGTGATTCCTCGGATATTTTAAGGTTTTTAATTTTCAAGGCAGAAAATAGTAAGAATTTTTTCTTACTTATCAATAAATAGATTTAAAAATCCAAAACTTTTGATTTTGTTTACACTATTTATTGAAAAATAAATCTTTTAAAACAAAATTTAAATGGCAGCATCTAACAAAGTTTTCGTTTCTCCTGGTGTTTATACCACAGAAACCGAACTCTCATTTGTTGCACAAAGTGTCGGTGTTACTACGCTTGGTCTCGCAGGTGAAACACTCAAAGGTCCAGCTTTTGAGCCGATTTTTGTGACTAATTATGAAGAGTTCCAAGCTTATTTCGGTACAACGTCACCGGAAAAATTTGTGAACACACAAATTCCTAAGTATGAATTAGCATATATAGCTAAAGCTTACTTACAACAATCAAATCAACTTTTCGTATCAAGAGTACTTGGTCTTTCAGGTTATGATGCGGGACCGTCATGGTCTATTACATCTATAGCAAATGTGGACTCCTCAACAATTATTGAAGGGGATGCAGCTGCTGCTACGGCAACTTTTAACTTTAGTGTTGATTCTGGAACTACGCCATATACAGTAACTTACACACTTGGAGCGTTTAGTGCGACTCCAGCCGGAACAGAATTCTACACACCTTATGTTAAGTATGATGGTAGTACATCTTCATATGCTGATGATTTAAGTGCATTTATCTCAAGTATTGTAGATGGAGTAAGTAATACATCAGTACTTTCAATTTGGGGTTCATTACATAGTTCAGCAACTACAGTAATTGGTTCAAATATTGTAACTAATAATTTAGGAGTCGGAGGAAATGTATTCTCAGCAAATACAATGACTGACCCTATTAATGACCCATGGTATTATGCGTCATTTGTCCCAACTGGTGGTGGAACCTACTCTGGTTATTCATGGTATGCCGATGTTACAACTTACACAGCAGGTGCCACACCTACTGGCCAAGTAACTTATCAAATTTATCCTTATGCCGGTACTGCTTACACTGATTATGATGATGTGGTAATGGTTACTTTACGCTCAAGAGGTATTTCAACTTACTCAACTTCGGCACACGGACCACAATATCAAGTAACTGCTAATACTGTAACATTAGATTTTACTGGTTCATATTCCGCAACTAGTGAAAATCCTTACGGTTCTTTTGGAATAAGTGTCACTGACAAAGATTCAAATGCAACTACTTTTGAGGTTTCTTTAGATGAAACAAATGCCAATTTTATTAGTAAAGTTCTCGGTACAGGAAATTTCCAAAAGAATAGAGTTGATTTTCCAGTTTTTGTAGAAGAGCGTTTCCCTACTTTATTGTATCACGGTTACAATAAAGGATATATCAGAGGACTAAATAGTACTCCTTTATATTTAGAAGAAGCTCAAGGTTTAGATTCAAATTCAATTGCTAACTATCTTGAAAGGTATCAAACTGCATATTCACCATGGGTTGTATCCGAACTTCGTGGTAATACAGTTTATCAATTGTTTAGATATATTACAATCTCAGATGGTAATTCTGCAAACAGAGAAGTTAAAGTATCGGTCGCTAATATGTCATTTGACCTTATGACTTTTGACGTTTTAGTTAGAGATTACTTTGACACAGACTTAAATCCTGTTGTATTAGAAAAATACACAAGCTGTTCTATGGACCCATCATTAAACAATTATGTGGCTAAGAAGATTGGTACTGCTGACGGTGTTTATGCGATTAATTCTAAGTATATTATGCTTGAAATCAATGAAGATGCCCCATCTGACGCACTTCCTGCAGGTTTTGAAGGTTACTTAATTAGAACTTATAATGGTGTTAATCCTCCTTTCCCAATCTACAAAACAAAATATAATGCACCTGGTGATGTTTTATACAACCCACCTTTTGGTACTATTTTGGGTGTAGATAATGAGGTAATTAGTAGTGGTGATAATGCTAGAAGAAGTTACTTAGGTTTTAGTACAACTGTTGGTTGGGACGTAAACTTCTTTGATTACAAAGGTAAACAAAATCCATCAGGATTTACTTGTTACGAACAGACTTACGCTAATTGGAGCCATTTAACTAAAGGTTTCCACATGGATAGTGGAGCAACCGCAGTAACAATTTCGTCTATTTATTCTACTTCAGGTACTCAAGCTTTCGATTGTGGTGTTGGTCAGTTTAACACTGAACCTATTGACCCAAATGAAACTTATTACAGAACTTATTCTCGTAAGTTTACTGTTTTACCTTATGGTGGTTTTGATGGTTGGGACATTTACAGAGAGTACAGAACAAATGGTGATGAGTATGTATTAGGTAAGGCTGGTTATTTGTATGGTGGTAGAGCAGGATGTACTCCTTATACAAACGCAACTGGTTGGGGAGCGTTTAGACAGATTACTGTAGAAGATAACACAGCTGACTACGCTAATACTGACTACTACGCTTACTTACTTGGTATTGAGTCATTCAATAATCCTGGTATTATTAATATTAACGTGTTTGCAACACCTGGTATTGACTATGTAAATAACTATAAGTTGGTTAGAGCGGCAATTGACATGGTTGAAATAGATAGAGCGGACTCTATTTATGTTACGACAACCCCTGACTTTGATTTGTTACAACCATCAGCTTCTATGGATAACTTTGTATATCCACAAGATGCGGTAGTTGATTTAGAATCAACTAATATTGATTCTAATTACACTGTAACTTACTATCCATGGGTATTGACTCGTGACAGTGTTTACAATACACAAATTTACATTCCAGCAACCGCTGAAGTATGTAGAAACTTGGCATTAACCGACAACATTGCTTTCCCATGGTTTGCAACTGCAGGTTACACAAGAGGTATTGTTAACTCAGTAAGGGCAAGACGTAGACTTACTCAACTTGATAGAGACACTCTTTACCAAGGAAGACTTAACCCAATTGCAACTTTCAATGATGTTGGTACTGTAATTTGGGGTAATAAGACTCTTCAGTTAAGAGAAAGTCCTCTTGATAGAATTAACGTTAGAAGATTGTTGTTACAAGCTCGTAAGCTTATTTCAGCAGTGGCAATCAGATTGCTCTTCGAACAAAATGACGCAGTTGTAAGACAACAGTTCTTGGATTCTGTAAACCCAATCTTGGATGCAATCCGTAGAGACAGAGGTATTACTGACTTCCGTGTAACTGTATCAAACAATCCTGAGGAGTTCGATTCTAACCAAATGTCAGGACGTATATTCTTGAAGCCAACTAAGGCTCTTGAATTTATCGACATTGAGTTCATTATCACTCCACAAGGAGCAAGTTTCGAAAACATATAATAGAAACAAACATAAATTTAAAAACCCTCGGAAACGGGGGTTTTTTATTTTTAACATATTTATAGATATGAAATTATTTTTAGTTGAGGGATTCAAAGATGAGTTGACCCCTGATATGAAGTATTATGCATTTGACTGGGACGACAACTTAATGTTCATGCCTACTCAGATTATTTTAAAAGATTCTGATGGTAAAGAAGTGGGTATGGGAACAGAAGATTTTGCTGAACATAGAATGAAAATAGGTAAAGAAGATTTCGAATATAAAGGAAAAACTATAGTTGGGTTTGCAGAAAATCCATTTAGAAATTTTTCAGAGCAAGGAAATAAAAAGTTTATAATTGATTCTCTTTTAGCTAAAACAGGTCCGGCATGGGATGATTTTGTGGAATGTATAAATGGAGGGTCTATTTTCTCTATTATAACAGCAAGAGGACACTCACCTGAAACAATTAAACAGGCAATCGAAAATCTTATAGAAGTTGGTTATAAAGGTCTATCGAAGAAAGAATTAGTATATAATTTAAAGAAATATAGGGAACTTGCCGGAGAAGATGAATTAAGTGACTCCGAACTTGTGGAAAGTTATTTAAATATGAACAAGTATTATCCTGTTACTTATGGTAGTGGGTCAGCACAAAGTCCCGAACAAGGAAAAGTGGATGCGATAAAAGAGTTTTCAAGGTATGTAATTAATTTATCCAAAAAAATAGGGCAGACCCCTTACCTTAAAAATGATGTATCAAATAAATTTATTCCTACTATTGGTTTTTCTGACGATGATTTAAGAAATTTAGAAAAGATGAAAAGTGCATTAAAAGATGACCCAGAAAATATTGTTCAAATGTATTCAACACACGGAGGTATAAAAAAGAAATATTAATAATATTTATAAGTAAGACTAGTGTAAGTTTGATTGAAAAAAAAATAGAAGTAAATAGAAAAATTTAAAACTAACACTATTTATAATAAAAATAAAAGAAAATTAAAAACAAAAGAAAATGGCTGATTTACTAATGAAAATGCCGATACCGTATGAACCCAAAAGGAAGAACAGGTTCATTTTAAGTTTCCCAAGCGAACTTGGTATCAATGAATGGTATGTTGAATCTGCGGCAAGACCAAAGGTAACTATTAATCCTGTCGCTATACCTTTCTTAAACACTGAAAGATACGTTGCTGGTAAGTACACATGGGGTACTATCTCTGTAACTTTCCGTGACCCAATCGGTCCATCAGCCGCTCAGGCACTTATGGAATGGGTTCGTCTACATGCCGAATCTGTTACAGGTCGTATGGGTTATGCTGCTGGTTATAAGAAAGACGTAACACTTCAAATGCTCGACCCAACAGGTGTTGTAGTTGAAAAGTGGGTTATGATTGGAACATTCCTTTCGGACGTTGACTTCCAAAACTTGTCATACGGTGAAGATGGATTGGCAACAATTCAGGCTACACTCCGTCCTGACTACTGTGTGCTTGTGTACTAATTTAGAAAAAAAATTCGAATTACTATTTACAAATCCGTACTTTGTGCGGATTTTTTTTGTAAAAAAAAATATTAAATTATGAACGAATATATTGCAGGACAAGAAAACTTTAATTTACCACATGATGTAATTATGTTACCAAGTCAAGGTAAATTTTATAAGAATAAGAAAAAAAGTGTTAAAGTTGGTTATTTAACCGCTTCCGATGAAAACCTATTAGGTAATGTAGGAAAATTGTCAGGAGAACAATTAGTACTTAGATTAGTTAGAAACAAACTTTATGAACCTGAACTCAATCCTTCTGAAATGTTAGAAGGTGACATTGAGGCGATTTTGTTATTTTTAAGAAATACATCTTTTGGTTCTGAATATAAATTCACACTTACAGACCCTGATACGGGTAATAAGTTTGAAAAATCAGTACTTTTAGATGAACTTTCTTTTAGAAAATCTGAAGTAGAACCTGATGACAACGGTCATTATCTAACTAAATTACCAAAATCAGGTCATTCAGTTAAACTTAGACCACTTTCTTATGGTGAGACTACAGACTTGGAAAGAATGGAAGAAGAATACCCTTCTAACATGATTGCTCCAAAAGTAACATGGAGACTAGCAAAACAGATAGTTGAACTTAATGGTAATACTGACAAGGGTGAGATTGCTAAATTTATTGAGCAAATGCCAATTATGGATTCAAAATATATCACTAATTTTTTGAAAACAAATGAACCAAGATTAGATTTGAATCGTGAAGTAACAGCCCCATCAGGAAAAAAGGTAATGGTCAAGATTGCCTTTGGGGCTGAATTTTTTCGCCCTTTCTTCTAATTATATGTTAAATTTGCTTGACCAGTATTATATACTGGCCAAGTATCTTCATACATCATACTCTGATTTCTATAAAATGCCTATTTATCAAAGAAGATATTTGATAGATAAAATAATTGAAATCAACAGTCCAAAAAGCTAAATAAGATTATTTATTAAGGTATGATGCAACTAGGTGAATCTGATGATGTTCCAAGTACGGGAAAAGACCCAAGTAGGTTAGATATACTTGCAGCTAAAGCCGCAACTGAAGGGGCTGCTTATCTTACTGACATTAATAAGATACTTAACGAAATTGACGACTCTATAATTTTTGTTGATAAGTCATTTAAGGATTTAGTCAACACTATGGGTCGTGGTGAAAACTACGCCGCTGGTTTTGGTAAAGTATTAGAGGCTACGGCTAAAGACATAATATTAGCTGGTGGTAAGAGAGAAGATGCAATAAAAATTCAAACCGAAACTATTAATGTTATGGGTAGAGCTTCGATGCTCTCTCAAAAACAAGCAACTGATTTATTTAATGCGTCAAAAGTAACAGGGGTTGCATCAAAAGACCTAACAACGGCATTTTTAGATTCAGGGAGAAATTTAAGTAACATCTCCAAAGAAATGTTGGTTGTCAGAGAGACAGCCCAATCTTTAGGGGTAAATGCTAAACAAGTTTCAAGTTTAGTTACTGCAAATTTAGATAAGTTAAATAGATTTACATTCAGAGGAGGTGTTGAAGGTCTTGCAAGAATGGCGGCCAACGCTCAGTCCATGAGAGTTGGAATGGAAAGTACATTTGATTTAGTCGATGAATTAATGAATCCCGAAAAGGCCATTGAGATGGCTTCCGAATTCCAAAGAATGGGAATTGCTTCGGCAGATTTAACTAATCCACTAAAATTAATGTCAATGGAGGCCGGCGAACTCCAAGAAAAAATCGCTGAAGCCATGTCAAAATACGTCACCATAGGTGAGGATGGTACCAAGACCATTTCACAACAGGGTGTAAGGGTAATGAAACAATTGGCTTCTCAAGGGGTATTAACAAGGGGAGAATTAGAAAAACTAGCAATTGGTACAAGAGAAATGCAAGACAAAATGTCTAAAATTAGTTTTGCAGGACTTAATTTAGATGAAGATACTCAAAAACTTATTGCAAATGTTGCTCAACTTGGAGAAGGTGGTACATATGAAATCCAAACTACGGACGAAAACAATAAAATTGTAAGTAAAAGTATTGAGCAATTTGTCCAAGATTTAGGGGGAGACCAAGAAAAAATTAGACAAGCTTTACTTAGTCAAGAACAGAAAACTGGCGATGCAAGTAAAGACATGGGTGCAATTGCACAAGGTCAATTAGATGCTCTTACCACAATGACCCAACAAAACGCTTTGTTACTTGCAAGTTTAGGATTTACTGTGAGTGCGGGTAAAATGGGACCTGAGTTATTAAAAGCTTCTGTTGAATTAAACAAATTTATTAATACACCGATATTAAAAAATATTGGAAGTGAAAGTAAACTTGGACAAGGAATAGATGATACTGCTGTAGAAATTAAAAATGCTTTAGAAGAATTTAAAAAAGGAGATATAACTGCCGATAGTCTTATGAAGTTACTCCAAGAAGTTGGAGGTACTGGAGGAAAGTTGGCAGGTAAATTTGGTGAGGCGGGAATAGATGTTGTTAAAGATTATGCTAAAGAATTTGGAATAGGTGAAGAAGCGGTTGACAATTTTATTAATGGGATTAAAGAAGGACTTCCTGAGGCAAAACAACAAGGAATTGATTTATTTTATGCTGTTTTAGATGGAATGAATGAAATGCTTGAAGAAATGGGGATTAAAGTGCCTGATGAATTCAAGAAAAAGAAAGAAGAAGAAAAAGAAACTGGAACAGGAAAAACTGAAAAACCAACGAAAAACCAAAACCTCCCGTACTTGGCTCAAACATTACTCCAGGAACAGGAGGAGACGAAGGATTATTATTCTTAGAGGACTTACAAAATTTAGATTTACAACAACTTGCAAGTCAACTTATACAACCTTTAGAAAAATTAGATATTACTACATCTGAAGTTGGAACTTTAAATGTACAAAATTTAAATATAGGCACGGCATTAGACGGAATCGTAAATGCTCTCGGTACAATTCCGCAAAACCAATCACAATTAACAACACTAGTTAATGAAGTTGGAAAACAACAACAAACTTTCCAAGGAGGAAATTTAGAGAATGCAATTACTTCTTTGAGTGAGGGAACATCAGAGACGACTCAAGAAGGTACAATACAAGTAGAAACTCCACAAGTAGAAACACCTGAGTTTAATGTTGAAGAAACATTACCTGAAATTGAAGAGGGATTACCCGAAGTAGATACGACATTAAAGAAAACAAGAGGAGGATTTGCAAAAACCGAACCATCGTTTTCAGAAATGGAATATGGTTCTAAAGCTCCATCTCAGTATGAGAGTTTTAAAAAAGTGTTAGAACAAAATTATGGTGGAGAAATAATTGGTACTGGTGCAGAAGCCTTTGTACGTACACCTGAGATGATTGCAGAAGCTAAAAAAAATGCTGAGTTTATAGGTGAGTATGAGCCAAGTGGTATAACTCCTAAAAAAGAAGAAGACGAAGATATAATTAAATTAAGAAAAGAAATTGAAGATGAATATGCTCTAAAGGAAAAGGAAGACTTATACTTTAACAATTTATCAGAATTATATAAAGAAATTTCAAACATAGAAAAGAAAGGTCCTATAGAAGGGGATGATGAAAAAATTTTGAAATCACTTAATGATAGAGTAAATAAAACTATTTTTGACATTGAAAATTTAGGAGAGGAAGAGACACCGGAAGAAAAAATTAAATCAATTGGGTTAATAGATGACAAGGGGTTAGCACCAATTAAACCAACTTTAGATTCATTACCCGTACCCGAAAAAGAAGAAAAAACTCCATTAAAAGAAAGATTAAAAGAAGGTATTGGAGGATTAAAAGAAAAATTAAAAGTAAAAAAAGAAGAAGAAAAACCAATTGCCGCTGTTCCTGAAATACAAGAAGAATTTGTAATTAAGGACAAAGAAGGAAATATAATTGGAAAAAGTGGTAGTGAGAGAGCGGCAAGACTAAAAGGTGAAAAATTTGCAGGTGGAAAAACAGAGTCTATGGGAGGTTTTACTGTAGAAAAACAAACGGTAACACCACAACCATCTGAAACACCGGCGGTTGGTGTTGAAAAGGCTGCCGCTGAAGCGGAAGAAAAAACTACATTTAAAGAAAAATTAAAAGAAGGTATTGGTAACTTAGCTCAAAAAGGGAAGGAGAAAGTAAAAGAAAAAGTTGAATTAGTTAGAAAAGAAATTGATGAAGTACTTTATCCCGAAGAACAAGTAAATAAAATTGAAACACCGGCGGTTGGTGTTGAACAAGTCACATCTGAAATTAAAGAACCAAAAACTTTAAGAGAAAAAATTGAAGAAGGTGCTGACAAACTTAGTGGAGGAATTGAAAAGTTTGCTGGTAAATTAGGTAAAAAGTTTGAAGGAGGTAATTTAAAATCAAAAATTGATGAAATTAGAGGTAAAATAAAACCCCAAGAAGAAGAGTCTAAAATTGAACCTGTTAAACAAGACATGTTCCCACTATCTAAAGGATTTGATGGACCATTTTATGAAATGAAAGATGGTAAATTACAAATGAGAGACCCTTATGAAATGTTGGATGAGAAAAATAAAAAAGAAGAGGGAATCAAACCTGAAAGTATTGTAAGTGACAAAGACAAACTTAAATTAGAGTTTGACGAACAAGAAAGAAAAGATAGGGAAGAAAAACAACAGATGATTAGGGAGGCACTGACAGGTAGAAAGTCAGAAAAAACCCAACAATATTTAGATGAGGAAAGGAAAAAAACAAAAGAAAAATTAGAAAGTTTAGGAATTAAACCTAAACAACTCGAATCACTACCAAAGGAAGAATCAGGTTATCTAAAAATGTTAGATGAAAATGATAAAAAAGCAATTCCTTCTTTAACGAGTAAAAGTGGTAAACCAGTAAATTTAGATGAAACTGAAAAAATAGAGCCAAAATTACCTACAGAAGAAACTAAACCATTTTCAATATCAGACATTAAATTGTCTGATTTTATGTCCGAAGACGATGGGACTATAGTTGAACCGGCAGAGGTTTTCCCAACAGAAGACGAGGTAAGACAAAACAAAGAAAAAGAAGAAACAAAGGCTAGAAGTTTTGCGTATTTGGAAGAATTGAGATTAAGAGAACAAACTCCTACAGTTCCTGAAACGCCGGCAAAAGGAATCGAAAAAATCGCTCAACTTGGACAAAAATTCGAAGGAAAAATTGGAAGACTAAAGGGAAAATTATTTGGGAAAAAAGAGGAAGAAGAAAGTTCATTGGCTTACTATGAACCTGGAATATCTACCGAAGAACCATACATTTCTGAGGGTATTGAGGAGGCATCAACTGAAGACTATGGTACACTTGCCGAAGAGACAGAATCTGAAGTAACACCACCCCAAGCAATTGAAGAATCTGTACCTTCAGTACCTGAACCAGCAGTCTCACCATTTGGTCAGTTACAAGATATTATGGGACAAGGTGGTGGAGAACAAGCCGCGGCACAAGGAGAAACCACACAAAACATTAATATAAGTGCAACTATAGAAATAGTTGGAAATGCGGAATTTGCAAAATTAATAGACCCAAGACAATTCCAACAAAAAATTGAAAGTATAGTAACAACCTCAATAGGTAAACCACAAATTGCTCAAAAATTCAATTCTGCCACAAGTACTGAAGCGGCATCAATGGGTGTAAAAGATACTAAGAGAAGAAGGTATTAAAAATATATACTTATCTATTTATAGATATAAGTTTTATTAATGGCTGAAAACACACCAAAACCAAATAATTTACTAACTTTTGCTGGTTCCGAGTCATTTAGAAATGCTCTAGTAGCAAAGAATTTGAAACCTTACAAAACAGAAGGTTCTTATTCATATGATGAGTCAAATCAAAATTATCCTGTTGTATTTGGAGATTTAACTCCAGTTAATACAGTAGATAATACAACACCCTTAATAGGTGAAAACAAGGCCGCCACACTTATGAATATCTATGGTAGTGGAGCGGTTACTGATGGTGCCGACTTATTAGCTGGTGGTGGAGGGGTTTCATATCAGCAAGCAGGAGTTGGTAATGTACAAGTTTTACAAAGCGAGCAACAAGTTGAATATAGTCAGTCATTTGCTGAATTAGAATTATTAAGCGAATTTTACATTAATTCGGCAGCTGTTGTAAATAGGTACATACCACAGGATGGATATGTTTACACCTATGTTAACTCTGAAAAAATTCTACCAAAAAAAGAATTTGTAGGAAATGAATACCCAAATTTTATTATAGAGGATAATTTTTTTGGAACACTACCAACGTTTGAAAACATATATTCCGTAAGTATAATTTCAGGACCAATTTCTAATCAGTCATACTTACAACAAATATCTACAATATTTTTAAGAGAAGCTCTTGTGACAAGAATTGCAAGAGAGGTTTATCGAGCAACAATCGGTAGAGTTAATCTAGCGGCTTTCTCCGACCCATTTCAAGCGGCGTTACTAGCCTCAGGACAAGAACCACTAATTTACAAAAACTATTCAATTACGGTTCCTGATGGACCAATCGACCAAACTTCTTACTTAATACAAAAGTTTACTGGGACATATATACCTGTTTCACCGATAGAAGGAGATTATTTTTCAACACCACAAAGATTAAATGGTACTGCGGGACAAATAGACAATCAACCAGGGACTTCACCAACTAGACCGAATATTAACCCATCTATTAAGTTTTTAAATAACACAGGTTCGGGACAAAAAAATGTATTATTTACAAGTTTAGGTTATAACAGGTTTAAACCTGAATATGAATTTAATAGTACACAAGCAGGACTTGCAATTGATAATCTGTTTAACAAAGAAAACACTTTTACAAATTTTTATGTTGGAACAGAGACAAATGACGCAATTACAATTTCTTCACCACCTGATGTTGTACCAGTCGACGCTTACGGTAATATAACAAATACTATTGTTTATGGTCCTGATGAACTTGCAAAAGTTTATGAGGGAGATAAATTAGACCAAACTTATAATTTTGGATTAAAAACCGCAACAATTGGACCTTTAGGTTCTTTTGTTGATTTAGCATATAAAGACCCAACAGGTGGATTTTCTTGGACGGACAACGCAAACAAAGCTGCTGCCGGTAAATATCCTACTATGGGTGGCGGTGTTGGAAGTCAGTCACCTTCATTCGGACAAGGGATTGGGCAAAATTTTGCAAATTCTGAATCAACAAGATTAAGTCCTGGAGGAGACTCAAAAGATACAGGATTTAAAAAAGGTTCAATATTAGATGAAACACAAAGAATTATAAATTCAGCGCCGGCTTCAGGGGCAAGAAGACTTGCTCACGTAGGAAATGCAATGAACCAAGTGTCAAAAGTTTTTCATGATGGGTACAAAGAAATGACCAAAGGTTCAAGAGTCATGAAGTATGTTAATCAAAATGGAACCCAAGTAGGTGTTGAATATTGTAGAGTTTTTGCTAAAGATATACCATATCTTACATATCAAAATTTACAATCAACAGTTGCAAATAATAGCGGATTAGAAACTAACGGTAATATTAGAAAGTTCAGTTATTCGGTTTTAGATTCAACCTATAACTTAAATATTGCCCCAACAGCTGGACAATCATCAACAAATATCAAAGACGGTAAGGTTAAAAAGTACATGTTTTCAATTGAAAATTTAGCTTGGAGAGGAACACCTGAATTTGAGGCATTACCCGAATGTGAGAAAGGACCAAATGGTGGTAGAATTATGTGGTTTCCGCCTTACGATATACAATTAGGACAGGAAACTAGTAACCCTAAATTTAATCAAAATATATTCTTAGGAAGACCCGAACCTATATATACTTACGAAAACACTGATAGGTCAGGTAGTATTACTTGGAGTATAATTGTTGACCATCCATCAGTATCTAATCTTATTGTTAAAAAAGTTTTAGAAAATACAGATGGGGATACTGCTACACAAGTTGCCGCTTCATTCTTTGCTGGATGTCAAAAATATGACATTTATGAATTGGCTAAAAGATATAATACTTTAAGTAGAACAACTATTGAAGAATTGTATCAACAAGTTTTACAAAGTAACCAAACTACTGACGAAGAAAAAAAACAGGCTTTAAATGAAGCGGGTGATACTGGGGCTCAAAATACTACCGAGTCACCAACGAATGTTCTTGGTAATTTTATAAATGCTGGATTTTATTTTCCTTATGTATTTTCAGGCACGGAAGGAACCACAAACTATACTACAATTTATGAGGGTTATGTTGCCGATAAAACATCTTATATTGCTGGATTAGATGCAATAAAAATGACTTTATTCTTTAACACATTTTTGTCTGAGAATTATTCATCAATGCAAAATTTAAGAGAACAGATTAAACCAATTTTAGAAAATAATGAAGGTATAATTGAAATTACTTTTAATGGGACAAAAGTTCCTGGTTCGGCTGATAGTTCAGTTAGGTCAAACGCTTGGTTTGATTCGGCAGTTTTATTTTTTACAGATTCACCAGTTGGTAATAAAAAAATAAAAGATTATGTTGCTGAAGGTAAAATAGTTTTTAAAACTCAAAATTTAGGAAGTGAGAATGGTGTGACCGGATTTTCAACGTCAAATGGTGTAGGGGATTCAATTAATTGTAATCAACCAAATGGAAGTTTTCCAAAACAGTCTTTTGAGCAGACAGCTTGTAGAGCGGTAAGAATTGCAAATATTGTTGTAAACCCAAGTAAACCAACCGAGTCCTCAGGACCTGAAACAACAAGTGATGATAATATACCTAATCCTGACGCTAAAACAGGACTCAAACCAAAACAAGAGAGACCTGTCGACGTTAAAGCCCAAGGTATAAGTAAAAAAATACTTCGAGAATTACTCACTGAATGTTCATATTTTGAACTAATTCAACAGACTGACAAATTGATTTATGAATCAATAAAAGATAGATTTAAATATTTTAATCCAGCATTTCACTCAATTACACCTGAAGGATTAAATTCAAGATTAGTATTTTTAAATCAGTGTGTTAGACCAGGTAGAACAATACCAACAAAATCGGAACCTGAAAGTTCTGAAATTACAGACGCATTTAATACAATGAAAATTTATTTGACATAAATCCTGAGGGTATTGGTGTACAACCAATGATTGCTAAAGTAACTTTATCTTATAATATGATTGGAGGACAGGGATTGGCAAGGCCTGTAGAAAAATTACAAAATGCTCTATCCTTTAACTATTATGCTAATACTGAGATGTACGATGAAAGAGCGGATGAAACTGAATCATTAGCGGCTATTGACAACTCATTAATTGAAAGCCTAAGAAATGAGCAAAATCCTGTCACAGTAAATAACGTAAATGATACTAAACAAAATGAAGGAGGTTCTCCTTTAGGTAAAACAATTGACTCAAAAACTGAAGACAACGGGGTGCAGACAGGAACTACAAGGTACGATGATTTCTTTAATGGATTTATTGAACAAACACAAGATTATTTCAATATTGTATTGAATACCTACCAAACATTTGTTAAAGAATATAATATAGGAACATGGTCTCAGGTTAATAAAAGTAGATTATATAGTTATGGATATTATGATAATGTATTTAATTATCAATCTTCACTATTAAATATTTTAGGTAAACAAGGTAATTGGGAAAATAGTTTAAATATTATTGGTAATTTAATAAAGGCAAGTGCTGATAATGGAACCGACTCCTTAATATCACACATTAATACTCAGCAAACTATTGACTCACAAACGAAAAGTAAAATTAGAGAAAATTATAAATCTTTTATAACTGAAACCCTATCAACAAATTTTAATCAGGTTGCAATATATATACAGAAACTTACAGACATACAACTGAGTTTTGTTAAATATATGGCTAAAATGGACTTAGTTGCTGACTCCGCTGACGGTAAAATTTTGTCAACAGGAGAACCAAAACTATTTGTACTTACCGGAACCGATGAAGATGGCAGTGATACATATGTTCAGTTTAGGGAAGATTATTTACAAATGATGACTGACTGTACTAATTTTTATAATTTTGGATTAGATAAAATATTTTTAAGTTCAGGTGCGACATCAGGGGGTACCACATACTATCAACCGATAGTACCATTTAGTAATTCTAATGACAATAATGTTTATACTTTATTATCTAACATTATTTTAAAAACATCCAAAAGAAATGATTTTATTGACTATCTTATAAAAGACATACAACCAAATTATAAAAATATATCAAAAAATTTAGTCAAAAATTTTGTAGTAGATAATTGGTTGTCTGAGTTCGAAACCGAAAAAAATGCTGAAGAGGAATCTTTGAATGACTTTAAAAGTGATACATTATATCAGTTTTTTAACAAGTATAACCCAACAATAAATGGAATTAGTTTGAAAACAAGGACAAGAGATTTCTTATTTACATCAGACGCTCCTAATAACGCTCCTAATTACTATAGAAGACTAGCTTTAGAAAATATGTATAAAAACTCTAATACGGATACTAACATAAACATTTTCAACGGTAAATACCAATTCGACAACTAATGGCTTCACAATATTTTAACAGGTATGAAAACTTAATAGTTAATGGGGAACAAATTAATATTCCCTATGTAAAATTGCCGCCAAAAAGCACTGATTTAGCCTATATCTACAGAGTTGGAATTTCTAGATTAGATAAAGTTTCACAGACTTATTACGGGTCTCCATATTTTGGTTGGTTAATTTTACAAGCGAATCCCGAATTTAGCGGGTCAGAAATTAACATCCCTAATAACACAACTTTGAAAATACCGTTTCCTTTAATATCATCTCTCTTAGATTATAAGTCAGCATTACAAACTCATTTCTATTACTATGGCAAGTAGTACTAATAATCAAATTATATATAATAAAGCATTTGACAATATTTTTGTTATTGACCCAAATAAGGTTATTAACAAAGATGGATTTGCCGAGGAAAGAAATATTGCCCAAGAAGATTTAATAATGTATGCAAACTTGGAATGTAATTTACAACCAAGAAGTAGATTATTAGTTGGTGAAAATAGCCAAAGTCTTGAAACAGTTAATATTGCATCTGTCAATTTTTTAAAACCAAATAATCAAGATTATTTAACCACAAATTGGACAGGTTTACAAAGTGATTTTGCAAACCCAAAGGTGATAAATAGTGAACTTTTGGGTATTACTAACATAAGTTATGTGTGTAAGTTGGATTTTGCGGCAACTGTTAACATAACTATGGAAGATATTAGAGGAAGGGCTCTCTTTGAATCTGGAAATGATTCGGTGTATTCTGTATTTTTTAATCAACCTCCTCCCGAATTTTTTTTAACTTTAAAGGGTTACTATGGTAAGGCTATAAGATGCCCTTTGTTTTTACAAAAATTTTCAGCAAGTTTAGACCAAACAAGCGGTAATTTCATTATAAATTGTACTTTTAATGCCTACAGGTTTAATGTAATGATAGACATAACTATGGGTGACATTAAAGGACTACCATTGATGTATCAACGGCAGGTAAATGAAGCAATTCAAAGTGAAACATCAACAACGCAACAAGCATCAGTTGACCAACTAAATGGAGGGGCAGTTAAAATAAATTCATATCAAAGTTCAGAAGGTAGGGATGTTATGAATCAAGTCTATGATAGGTATAAACAATTAGGACTTGTTGATAAAGATTTTCCAAATTTAACTGTTTTAGAACTAATTTCACGACTTGAAAACTTTGAAAAAAAATATCAAGAAAGTTTAGGCCAAGTATCTACACAGGCAATAACGGATGCAAAACAATTTGATTCGTTATTAACAAATTTTGCACAAGAAATATTTTTTTTAAAAAATCCCCTATCTTGGAAAGATGAATTTTTGGAAATCAAAGATTATTATGTAGTAAACGATAAAGGAGTTCTACAAAAAGTTTATACATATAATAAAAATACATATAATAATCTCAGATTTGACGACGCTCTGGCAAAATTAAATTCAATAATTGAAAAAAATAACAAACTTTTAGAAGATGCTCCAACGTTTGGAATAAAGGGTGGGACTGGAAATCGCAGAGTTGCTGTAAATATTAAGAATTCTAATGTTGTCCCTAACCCATACTACATAGCAAATCCAAGTACAATAGATGTTGTTGAAACCGCAAAGGAAAGATTTGGAACAAAAACCCCATCTAACTCTCAATTGAATATAATTGCGAATGAGTTAAAAAGATTAGACGAAACCCGAATAAAAATTGAAGAGCAAAGGTCTCAGGCTGAACCTCCTAAAAATCCAGTGGAACTTCCATACTTTTTTAGATTTGATGGGGAAGGATTTTTCCTTGATGAAATTAATAAAGCCAAAAAAGCCCTTACGGTTCAGGTTCAAGACATAGAAAAAGAAATCGCTGAAAGAATAAATGAAATATTAAAATCTGAGGCGGGAATTGGATTTGAACCAAATATTAGAAATATTTTTGCGGTAATTTTAGCTTCTACTGATGGGTTTTTAAGATTATTAGATAAAGTTCACATAAAGGCTTTTGACGAACGAGACAATCCTAAAAAGAAAAAAGTTGTTTCAAATGACGTTAAACAGGAACCAAATTCTCCTGTTTATCCATGGCCTGAATATTCTAAAGAAATATTAGTTGACGGAGAGCCAAAATACGATTTAAATTATCCTGGTGACCCCGATTCCATCAAAGAAACAGGAGCGGATGACTACCAAGTTTGGCCTGAAGTACAATTTGTCGAAGAATTTCAAAAAGCTTATTTAGAGAGACTCCCCAAAAATGTAAATACAACACCTGAGGCATCAAACGCAAATGCAATCAAAAGACTTTTAATTGCTGCATTTGATACCCCAAGTAATAATGCGTATTCTTTTTTACAAATTTCACCATTTTTATTTGAAATATGGGAAAGAATTCAAGCGATTAGCCATTACCAAGGATTCGCAAGACTAGACAGATACGAGAATATTTTGAACTTTTTGGAGGCTTTTGAGGCCACTAATATGAAGATTGGCATAGGTCAAAATAGTACTGAACTAAGTGATTTTTTAAAAGAATATAGATTTACCTCCGAAACTTTTTTACAATTTTTAGAATCGAGTTCTCCAAAATCTTATGAATTATTAATAAGAGGACAATATACCACATCTTATTTAAAAGAAGAATTACAAAATAACTCAAAATTTGTTTTCCAAGAGTTACCACCTGTTGATGCAGCTATTCAAACGGATAGTGATGGGGCAAAAGTTGAGGAAACAATGAATAAATATTTACAGGCTACTGATAAAAATTCTTTATTTTTTACCGATATATTACCTTTTGCCTCAGTTGATTGGAATAAAGATAATTTATATGAAGGAAATGGTAATAATACAATAGATAAAGTTTTTAGAACTAATGCTTCTATTTTTTATAATTCTAAAACCAAAAAAATTGTAAATTATACTTCAGATTTTACATTAGATGGGAAAGGTGAAAATAATAAGAATAGACCATTTAACTACTTTGTAAGTACTAGTTCGGTTATTGATTATAATGTAGTTTCTAATGATATGGTAGGGTTCTTTAATACAAGAGTAACTGAACCTAAAAAATCTTCATATACTGAAGGTAGAATTGATAATTTTTTCTGTGGAGACACTATAACGTCAATTACAAGTTCGATGTTGAATACCCCTTTCTTTATAAGGGCAATACAACAAGGGGTTACAAGAGAAAGAGCCGGAGACGCAAATCCTTATTTAGAAGCTGGATATTTTTTCCTAAATAGTTTACCATTAGTGAACTTAAAATGGCCTTACAGAAATTCTGACGATACTAAAAACAATTATCTTGGACCATGTTTTACAAAATATGGAGCTATACACAGTGTCCCTAAAATGTGGGCCGCTAAGATAGGTAGTATTTGGTACAGATATAAGACTTGGGTTAATACAGGTAATGATATTTTAAGTGGTGTTACTGGAAATTTTGACCAAAACGCAAACTATGACCCTATTGGTTCTGACCCAGCAAGAGAGTATAGGTTTACATCTACTACTAATTCATATAGGATTGTTTTAACAGAATCAGTTGTTGATAGTAATTTATATACTAACGATGTGATTAATGTTGGATTTTATCCGGTACTTCTTAATGACTTCTTTTATTTTTTAAATGGTAGAAATTTATATAGTAGTAATGACACTTTAGAGGCTGATATACAAGCTGAAATTGATAATAATAATTTAGTAATTGTTACAAATAGTCTATCACAATTAAGTAAAGAAGCGGGATATGACACAAATAATCCTCTCAATTGGTTATTTTATTCAACCTACAGTGTTTTATTTAGGAATGTAAATCCGGCTGCTGATGGTAATATATTAAACAATTATTATTCAGCCCCTTCCTTTGGTTCAGTTATTTCACAAGTTAAATACGAATGTTTTAAAAATAATTTACTTGTTAAACCTGTTGTTGGAAATCAAAATGTATATAATGGTTCGGTTAGATTTTTATGGGGAGGAACGCACTTTGGGTATTTCCCAACCATAAATAGGGTAAGCCCACCTGACCAATATATTTCGTGGACTAGAAACGATGATTGGTCTTGGCATTTATTCTTAAATACTTTTGGTGAAAGCGGACAGCTAGATTATGTTGAAGATTTATTTGGTGTTTTTTCATTTGATGAATTAAACGATTTTGAAAATGAGTATTTTAATTTTTGTAAATCAGAAAAACAAACCGTATCTAAATTTAATATTCAAACAATACTAAAAAATAGTATTCAGGTCAATCGAGATGATTTTTGGGATGACGACTCAAACGCCTTATTAAATAAATTTCAAAGAAGTCAACAAGTTAATTTTAATTCTAATATTAACACTTTTATTAATGATAATGTTTTATACCAAAAAGGTAATCCGACTAATTTTGATTATCCTTTATTTAGTTATTTTTCAGCCAATCCATTAAAAGGAGTTTCAACTGACGTTGAAAAATATCAAACAACTAATAATGCGGTACCAACAACTGCAAATACACAATCTTTTGCAATATCTAAAATTACATATCCTGAAGCCTGGAGAACTCTTGAGACTTATGTTGGGTTCTCTTCTTTAAGTGGTGTTGGTTATTTTGGAGAAAGTTCAACAATAACTGATTTTTTCCCTGACTTTGATATAGCCTTTACAAGTGAAAATATTATAAGGTTTGCGCCTGTAATTAAAATATATGCAACCCAAAAATATTTGGGTAATGTTACAAATAAAGATGAGTTTGTTGTATTAATGAGTCAATTTATTGATGGTGTGAATAGTTTTAGAGATATTGTTTTTGACAATACTTACTTAAAATTACAGAACACAATAAGTAACGCAAAAACAACTACTAAGATAGAGGACAATTCTAAAACAAGTGGAGAACAAGCAAAAATAGAATATTATTATTTGTTTAAATCTATTAACGATAAATGGATTTCTGCTAGAAATTATAACACCGACACTCTTTTCCAAGACATTGTTTTCTTAGATAGAGGAAGTAGAGATTTGGGAGGAGAAGTTATTGTTGATGTATTTTGGGTTGTAGATTTCTTAAAAGGTAATGACGGTATGGCAATATATAATGTTTTAGATGAAATTGCCCGATTCCATAGATTTGTACCTTTTTATACTCCAAGTTACTTAAATTTTTACGGTGCAAATGAACCAGGTAGTGGTAGAAATGATGAGGATGAAAATTCCGCGGCTAATTCTATATTTGGAACATTTTTGGAGGTGGATTATTATGCTTCTAAACCTAAAATGGTTTGTCAGTACACAGAACAACCATCCGAACATTTACCGAGTAAAAATATTAAAAGCGGTTATAAAGACGATAGTTGGAATTTTGAACAACCTACAAATAACCCAATTGTTGAAAATTTAAGTTTAAAACAAGAAAAGAATGATTGGAGTAGAACTAATAAAGCTGCAGGATTAATTGTTGATTTTGGAGTGCAAAACCAAAGTATATTCCAAGCCATACAAGTATCACAAGATTTGGGTAAAGCAACCTCTGAGTCATTTCAAGCCGAAATAAATTTGGCAAATGTTATGAGAGGTACCAACACTTATACTCAAAATGTTAGTTTATTTAATATATATAAAACTAGGTCATACCAAGCTGTTATAACTTTAATGGGGAATGTTATGATTCAACCTATGATGTATTTTGTATTAAGAAACATGCCTCTTTTTGCTGGAACCTACATGATTACCCAAGTAGAACACGTTGTAACACCATCAAACTTTACAACTAAGATTACAGGTACTAGACAAAAATTGGCAACACTACCTGTTAAAAATAAACTCATGGAAACAATTAAAAGTCAGTTTGTTGCTAAACTTTTAAATGATTTAGAAACTAAAAGAACCACCCAAAAACAGTTAGAGACTAATTCAATACAGGCTAGAAATAATGTTGCAAATAATGTAAGTAATAACTTTACCCCAACACAAAATCCAATTTGTCAACCAAACGTTGCGTATAGCTCGTTTAGTGGAGTTACTACACCATCACAACAAACTATACCTGTTAGGGATATGTTCGATTCAATTTTGGCTAAGATTAGACAGATGAATTCTGGAAGTAATGTGGGAGACAATCTCTCTTACATTGTACACACTCTGTTTTATATTAAATCATATAAAAACACTTCATTTAATTATTACGGAAATAACCCTGCATTTATACCCATCTCACCAGGAACTCCAAAATGGGGAGGAGATTTGGGTAATTATTTCAGCAAAGAATATATGTGTTTAACAGGACCGTCAAATACATCTGAATCATATGGAGTATTCCCAAATTTAGATAATGCCATTGAATTTACGGCTTCAAAGTATAAAATAATATTTGACCAAGAAATACAAAATGTTTCAGCTGAAAATATATTTGTTACAGGTTTCACTAAAACATGGATAGAAAAGTTCCCGTACGATAAATCTAGTTCCACTGCAAATTTATATGAAACATTTAAAACAACAAACCCTGGAGACTTTTCAGAACTTGAAAATAAAGTTAGAGAATCTTATAAAATAGTAAGAGCTAGACTTACTTAAATTTAATAATAATCGATATATTTATATATAAATTAATATCATGGACGTAAAACAATTATTGGATAATTACCTTGGAAGAAAAACAAGAATTACAGAAAAAGATGCCGGAAACGGATTTAAAGAAGTTTGTGATTTAGATACAGGAGATTGTTACACAATTAGAATGAAAGATGGTTTGATTGAAAGAGTAGATAATACTTACATGTCAAACAGAAAAATTAATGTTGAAACAAAATCTGGAATAAAACAACTATTAAACGGATAATAAAATGAATATTTCTGAAACTATCTTAGAAGAACTTAGAAGATATAATAAAATTAATAATTATATATCTGAACAAGAAGTGGGTTTACCACCGGCTGAAGACCCAGCGGCTGGAGCTCCACCGGCACCAGAAGTGGCACCACCGGCAGAACCGGGGGCAACTCCTACACCTGAGGCTCCGGCAACAACAGAACCTACACCTGTTGATGTTGAAAATGACCCGGATGTTGAAAAAATTGGAGAGGAGGAAGATACTACAGAAGAACTTGAAATTACAGACCTTGTAAAATCACAACAAAACATTGAAACAAAACAGGAGGAGTATTTTAACAATTTATTTGCACAACTTACAAATTTAGAACAGAAACTATCTGATATGGACCAAGTTATGAATAAACTTAATGACTTGGAATCAAAAATAGAAAAGTATAGACCAAAGACTCCACAAGAAAAACTTGAACTCAGAAGTTTAGATTCAGGTCCTTATAATCAAAAACTTACCGATTTTTTTACTGATAAACAACAGGATATTGAAAAATCAGGAAAAAATGAATATGTTTTAACAACTGATGAAGTTGAAGACTATGCACCATCAGAAATTAAAACAACTTTTAATGATTATGGTGAACCTGAAGATTTTAGACAACTCAAATACTAATTGATATTTTATATTATTTGACTTTTACGGCTGACACATTTATTATTGTATATTAACTATTAAATTATATTTTATTATGGCGACAAATTCTTTAGATGCTGTTCTCGCTCAGTATGAAAAAGCGAAA